TTTCTGATAAGTGTGAACTTGCGATTGAGTGGTTGATTGAGATTGCTCAGAATAATAAATCTGCAAAGAAAAACATTCTTATTCGTGTTGCCGTAGAACCCTTTCCAGATGGAATGCGACGCTTTGAGAATTATCAAATGAAGAATGTCACTTTGTCCAATAGGGACGCGTTGCAGTCTGTCGTCAATCAATTCGTAAGTGCTGAAGTTTGGGACATAACCAGCCAATCTTTCGTATATGCCAAAGATTTGCTCAAGAAGAAGGTGGTTGCGTAATGTCCACCACCGAAAATACCTGCCTTAAGTGTGGGGCAAAATTTGATTCAGTAGCAAAGATGCACGAATGTTTTGACTGTTTCCTTATAAGAATTGGAGAAAAATAAATGGGTGCTATGAAATCTGTTCTAATGGATATCAGCGAGGGCATGACTCTGGCTGGTCGCAATCTGGTCGATTCTGCCGAGGCGCAGGATCCGGAATTGATGGAGGCGGTTATGGTCAATATCTTAGATTCCCTGCCTTCTTATCTGAAAGCTTTGAGAGGTGAAGCGTGAAAATGGATCCAAAGTTCGTGCGTCGTCGTCGCGCAGTGGCGATCGTGATCGGCTTGCTCTTGCTGAGCCTGTTCACATATGCCACTCGCGATCTTTGCTGGACTGGTTCTGGCTATGGCTCCTGCTCTGTAATGATTGACGAGGTGATCTCGGATGGCCGTTAAGAAGGCGCGTTCGGTTCGGGTGTCCGATTCCCTGTGGCAAGCGGTCAAAGACAAGGCTGAAAGCGATCAGAAATCGGTCAGCGAAGTCATCGTGGATGCTCTGAAAGCCTACGTGCGATGAATTGGTGGCATCTAATCTCTGCGCCTTTGGCTGGCATCCTTGCTCTGGCTTATGGTCGTCGGATCTGGTTCTGGTTTGCTGTGGGTTTATTCTTCGGATTCTGGTCTTTATTGATCGTGCTTCTGCCTAGAAAGGAGTTGCGCGTTCCCACTCTTCCCGATTGGTTCCTTGTCTATTGGGGCAATCGGGCGATTGCGAAGGAGATGCGATCTATCCGGGATCCATCCGATCTCCTTTAGCGAGAAATGCCCCCCACCGCCTGTTTATTGGCTGTGGGGGGTATTTTCATGCCTTGAGCGCCCTAGCGATTCCTTCTTCTAGGCTAATCTTTGGCTCGTAAATCTTCAGCATCTTCGTGGGATCGCCTACTCGGTATTCAACTCCGCTTGGCTTGCCTGGGTGCTTCTTGATCGGGGCAAGGTATCCCTGCGCCAACATGATCATCTCTGCAAGCTGGATGAATGAAGTCGGTCGCCCGGTGCAAAGATTCAAGGTTTGGATGTCGTTTGTGATCGCTTCGAATGTTCCTGCAACGACGTCGTCTATGTGAATAAAATCGCGCACTTGCTCGCCTGTTCCCCATACTTCAAATGGGTCGAGTTTGGCTTTGCCACGTGCGATCAATGATGGGAATGGGTAATCGAGCGCTTGGTCGCTGCCATATCCGCTAAATGGGCGCAGGATGTTGACTTTGATTCCTTCTGCTCTGGCGTATTTTGCCAAAGTCTCGCCGGTCAATTTTGCCCATCCGTAACTGAAGTCTGGGGTTCGAATGTGGTCGAGGTTAATGTCGCCTTCTCGAAGTCGTTGCTGGTAGGCGGCTCTCTGCAAATAGATCGGGTAAGCCGCCGAGCTGCTGTAATAAACCAGATGCTTCGGCTTAGTTCTTACCGCCCACTGGAACATGTCGCTGTCTATCGCGAGGTCGCTGGCAACGGCCAAAGGGTTCCCTTCGATCGTGGCTCTGCCCCCGACGATAGCGGCGAGGTGAATAACGACGTCGTATCTGGTGTCGTCCTTCTTGAAGAAATCCCTGCAATCAATTCCGTTTGCGATGTCGATGCCGGTGATCTCATGGCCTTTGTCGTCTAGTGCTCTGTGGAAGGCGCGGCCAACGAAGCCGGCGTCTCCTGTTATCAAAATCTTCATGCGAGCCATTCTGCCAGATATTTGTCGCTTCCTGATTCGGCCTTTGCCATCGTCTGGTCAATGCTGAAAACGAAGCGATCGTCTGCTTCTAAAGCCGCCCCTATGTGGTGGAGCGTCGCCTTCTTTGCGATTGGAAATGACCGGCGCTTGCTCTGGCCTTCTGTGGGGGTTTCGTAGCTCTCATCGTGGATCAGGGTGCTGTCCTTGATCAACGGCCAAATGTAGGCTGCCAGCCAGTCTTGGTCTTGCGTGTAGTAATTCTTGGCCGCTTCTGTTTCGTGCAAATCTGCCGGGATTGCCCTAGTTCGAGCTGCGAACATGCCGGCGCTGATCTTGTAATTGTGGCCTGTGGGGTGGTCTTTCATAATGTGAAAATCAAGGCCGCTTGCTAGAAACTCTTCGTGTGCGATCCGTTCCCGGTGCGTCAGTCTGGCATCCGCATCCCGGCTTAGAACGACATCGAAGTCCTGATCTGCCAAAGCCTGAAATCTCCAAAGTTTGGCTGTGTGGTCTTCTGGCCCATCCTGCTCTTCTAGCTGCACGTGGGGGAAGAGCTGCAATGTTTGCTTGATGGATTCCGGAACGCTTGCCCCGATGTAAAAGCGCAGTGTAAATCCTTTGAAGTGCCTGGTTGCCAGAATTGCGTTCTTGATCGCGCCGATCGTGTATCGCTCTTCGCTGCCGTATAACGAGTATGCGATGAGCTGCTTCATGGCTTTAGTTTGCGCTTTAGCAATTCGTAGGCTTCGCTCTGAATGTAATTCTGGTAAGCCAGCGCGTCAAATGAATAGATTTCGGTCGCATTGACTTCTTTATATCCCTCATCCCATTCGGCTTTGCCGGCGATTGGGTGCATGTGCTCTACAACGACGGCGTCAATGTAAGTCAGCGCTCCTAAATCCTGGCCTAATTTCTTCCAGAAGTTGTCGAGATATAAATGCTTCATCTTTGGCGGAACCATGCCGTCTAGCGCCTTTACGATGTCGCTTGTCATCGCGATCATGGTTGGAAGTCGCTCGCCTTGTAGCAGGTCGTTGCCGTAGGCCATTGACGGACGCCGTTGCATCGCCTGGATGAGAATGCCATCCCATCCGGCTGTGCGTGGGCGGTGGTCGTCGCCTAAGAAGGCGAAGTATTTATATTCGCCCTTCTTTACGATTGCACTGGCTGCTTTGTTGATTGGGTAAGCCATGCCCCGAGTTTCGTTCTCAATTGTCATGCACTTGTCTGCGCCTACTTCAAATTCGTAGGCATCATGCTCTGGATCGTTTGCGTCAATGACGAAGAGAATGTCTGAATGTGTGGAAAGTTTTTCGTGCTCTGCCAGTAATTCAACGGCGTTGCATGGGCGTCCTCTGGTTGGTACGAGGATAATCATTTCGTTCATTTTGTAGTCGCAATCTCGCCGGCTATCGCTGCGTAGGCCGCTAAATCTACGAAGGAGTCCAAGGTTTCTGTTTCCATCAAGCGTGCGATTTTAACTAGCGCCATGCATATCGCCACTTGCTGTGGGGTTATTTCGTTCTCCAGATATGTCGTCCATAAGTCTGCAATCCGGCGATGGTTGGTTCTTGGATCGCCGTAGATGTTCTGACGGTCTTTGGCTGTGAGTCGAGCTGCTTCTTCAAGAATTTCCCCCCGATTCATCAACTACTTTGCTCCGCGTCCGAATTCGGTTGCTCTTGGATCGACGGCCTTTAAGAGTGGCCCGGCGACGGCTGCGATTCCTGCTGCAAGGTATTCCTTGAGTGGGCGGTTCGGATCTGCAAGATATAGAGCTGCGACTGCTGCTGCTCCTGCTCGCAGATATGTCATTGCGATTGCTTCGAGCTTCTTCTTATCCATTTGTGATCTCCTTGAATTTAGGGCGGCCAAATCCTACGATAAATACTGGCAGAGATGGTTGAACCTTGCCGCGATTCTTCTTCTTGTATGCGCGTATCTTCTGGCAAACTTCGCCGCCGTTGCGCTGGTCGCCCTTCTTGTCGGGCGCTGTGTTGCCTTCAATTGTGGTTACTGTGCCGTTGCCGTTATTGCTGATCACGATTCCAACGTGTGAAATGCGATCGAGCGCGTCTCCGGGGAAATCAAAGAAGACGATATCTCCTGGCTGTGGTTCTGCTTGCTCTGCAAGTGTCCAGGCGTTCTTGTCCATGAAGCCTGTTGCTCCTGCTGGCGTGTATGTGCAGTTTGGGATCTTGATTCCGGCTTGCTTTGCGCACCAGTTTACGAATGCTCCGCACCAGGCTTGCTTTGGCTTCTGGTATTTTGTTTCGTTATCTGCTGGCCCTTCGATGTAGCCGAGTTCTGCTTTGGCTACTTCTATAAACTTATCGAGTTGGTTCAATTGCTTCCCCTTCTTGCTGCTGCTTCGGTTTAGATTTTAGCCCATTGGCGCTGAGTATTCCTGCAAGCGTGCCGGTCAGAAAGACGCACAATGTGGAAACTAGATCGATAAATGCGGCATCGTTTGGGGCCTGCGCCATCGGCTGCGTAATGAAAAGCAAGGCGTATAAGAGGCTGAAAACGGATCCGGCGAAGACAACGGCCAAGATGATTCCAATCGTTACGATCAGGCGTGCGTGAAGTTCTTCCGGGGTGAAACGCTTTCTAGCCATTCTGGGTATCCACTTCTGGGAGAAGGTCTTTCGTGCATTGGCCGATTGCTTCGCATTGCGGTGGCTGGCACTCTGGTTTCTGCCAGTTCTCATATTGCTGGCATGGATATCGAACCCATCCCTGGTATCCGCATCCGCTAAGGCTTGCGACGAGCGCTGTCGTTAAGAAGCAGGCTATAAATTTCATCTACTCTGGTTTCCACTCTCGAAATTCTGTCGCTGACTGAGCTGCCCCCGTTTGGTTTTAATTCTGCAAGGTAATGCTTGACCAGCCATCTGGTCATCGCGATAAAGGCTCCGCCGATCGTAAGAAGTGAAACCGTCAAGGCTGCGTAATCCTGCGCGGTCATTTCCCTATCGCCATCACATTCATGATGACGGTTCCTGATGTCGTAATTGCCCAGATTCCGTTTGCCTTGTTCTCGATCGCGATCTTGTCGCCGTTATCCATGCGGTATCCGGTGCTGGTGGTGACGTCGCTGTTTCCTAAGAAGCAAGTTCCGCTTACGCTGTGCAAATAGACCATTTCGGCTTCTGCCGTCGCGTCAACGAGGGCCGTTACTGCTGTGGTTACGGTGACTTGCCGGGTACTGATTCCCATTGATCTCTCCTGGTTTCTTCTGGATCCCCGATGCTTCTACTTCGTCGACGGCGTCGTCGATCGTCCGGGTTGGTTCCCGGGTGCAATCGCCTTCTTGGTATCCCATTTATAGGGCGGCGATCTCGTCTTCTGTCAGGCCAAGAGCTGCAAGTTTGGCCCGGGCTGAGGC